TGGATACCAGCACCATCTGATCTTGATCAGAGCAAAGGCCCTACCATTAGGTGGGGCCACCTTATTATTGCCTTATGGCTGCCACGATCAACGCCACACTCAAAAGCGCAACAGCCAACAGCTTTGTGACGTTGGCAGAAGCAGATGCGTATTTTGAAACCGTCCCAAGCTCAACGCAGTGGGATAACAAGCAAGACGACAACAAAAACCGTGCTTTGATTTCAGCCACCCGCTGGATCGACACATTGAATTTCTATGGTGATCGTTGCGACGCAGACCAAGCTTTGAGCTGGCCTCGCAACAATTACCACGTTGATCGCGTTGAATTAACTTGCAGTGCTATTCCAGCAGACATTAAGTACGCTACTTATGAATTGGCGCGTGCATTAGCAAATGACACGGACTCGATTACAGGGACTACCGGCGATACGGGGTTATATGAAGCCGTCAAGCTTGGAGAACTCGAAGTCAAGTACAACACTTCTAGCCAAGCTACTGGAACTGTCAATAACGTATTCGACGTTTACCCTTGGCTGCAGTCTTATCTTGGTGCTTATTGCCTTGGAGGTTCTGGCTCTTACCAAGTTCGTACTGTGAGGGGTTGAGATGCCAGGAGCACTAGACAGTTTATTCAAAAACGTTGCCAAATCAGTTGTCGCTGATCTGGGCAAATCTCTTGACACGACAATCACTTACACCCGTAAGGTATCGCCAACGTATAACACCAGCACTGGTACGTTAACGACGACAGACACCTCTTACTCTTTTGACGCACCAATCGAATTTGTAAGATCAGAGGAGGAAGATGAAGCTGAAAAGCGAACAGCAAAGCTTTACATCACTCCAGACTCGATTGGTGACAATCAGCCAACCTTTGAAGACAGCGTAAGTATTAAATATGCAGGGTCCAACAGGGCCGCTCAAATTACTGACATCCAAACCTATAAGGGTGGGCAAGAGTATTTATTCATTTTGCAGGTAGTGTTCTGATGGCTAAATCTGCAGGCGCTAACTTATTTGACTTTGAGAACGATTTCGAAGCTTATTTTGATCAAGGTTTTAATCGGTTAATTAATAGCTTAGTGGAAGATCTTTCCACTCCTCAAAATAGTCCGGTCTATACGGGGTATTTTGCTTCAAGCTGGAAGGCAACTTCTTACAGAATAAAAAGAGAAAGCAGGCAAGAAAGTGACAGAAATAGGCGAACCAAGACGCCATGGTCAACTGTGTATCACAAGCTAGCAAGAGGCACCGGAGACACTCTTACCCCTTGGGGTGTAAAGAAAAACATGGGAACGATTGAAAGACGTTATCCCGGCCCGTTTGACTTCAATTTTAAGCAGTACCCGACTGTTTACATTTCAAATACCGTAAATTATGCTCCTTACGCATTAGAGGACGGTAAGACGCTTGCTTTCCTTGGTGATGTAAAAGAAAAAGTAAATGAGTTCTTTACAGAAAGCCAGAGGTTGGGTCAAATCAAGGTTGCAGGAAAAGCTGGCCGAAGAAATGCGGCTGGTCAGTCTACCCAAGCCCAAAACATTAGTATTTTCTAGCCATGACTCTTGTAAACGCCCGCGCTGCTTTTGAAAAAGCTGTTACCGATGCAGTCGTAGCGGCAGATAACACTGTCGAAATGGTTTACGACAATATCAAATACACAACCCCTGGTAAGACTAAAAAGTATGTTTCGATGCGAATAAATTTTAATCAATCCACGCTCCAAAACCAAGGTGCCGCTTCTGATTACTATCGCGGGATAATTCAGTGCAACGTGTATGTTCCTAAATCTGCTGGTACGGCAGCACTTGCAGCTGTTAGCGAATCAGTAATTGATGGCTTGACATCGGTAAATGCTAATGGTTATACGGACGTTTTTAATGTTGCGCCACGAGTGCTAGACGTTACCGGGCCAAACCCTTTAGAGCTAGAAGATCGTCCTCATTTTCTCGGAATCATTTCTTGCCAATTTACAGCAGTCGTATAGTATATTAATCGAAACGAGATTATTTTATGCGTGCTACCGAGCTGCTTCGGAACAAATTTGGCATCAGCCAGCTTTACAAGCATGAGGTAAAAGACGGAGACGAAGTGGTACTGGAGGTTTATTGGCACCCTTTAACTATTGCCGAGCGTGAATCAATCCAGAAGAAGACTGGTTCAGACGATGCTAATGATTTTGCGTTAGGCATGATGATTGAAAAAGCACTTGATGCTGACGGCAAACGTCTCTTTCAGGACGGAGAAAAATCGCAACTCAAGAATGCTGTAGATTCTGCCGTTCTGCAGGAAATTCAGCTTGCGATGCTGTCGTCTGGTGCAAATAACAAGGTGGAGGAAGCGAAAGCAGACCTCAAAAGTTAACAAAGACTGGTACTTTATTTTTTTCCTAGCAAAAGAGCTGGGCACGACTGTCGTTCAGCTTTCTCAGTCACTTACTCATGAAGAGCTAGTTGGGTGGGCAGCATTCTTCGAGCTGCAAAGCGAGGAGCGTGAAAAAGCGTCTGATCAAGTGCAAATGGGTAGAGGAGCGCAAACTATGGCTAGGCGTTAAACTGCGATAGGACTGTCTGCGTTAGCGATTGTGGCCAACTACAACGTAGACATTGAGGTTGCGGTAAAAGGCCAGGCCAAGATAAAAGGTCTTCAACGCGAACTGACTGCGCTTCAAAAAGCAGTTAATGATCTCAAAAAACCTATAGACGCAACTCCGCTAGCTACTAAAAGAAAACAAGAGCTTAAGCTTGCGAAAGATTTGCTTAGCGTAGAAAAAGCAATAAGACAGGAAAGGTCCGCTCGAACAGCAGAGCTTGCACGACAAGCTCGTTTAATAGCTCTGCAAAGAAAAGAAGAGGATAGGCTCGCAGCGCAGAGGCAGCGAGGACTAACTCAATACGTTCCATTCTCACCAAATTTTGCTCCAGGCGTCTCGATGGGTATCGGCCCTGATCCAGACTTAAAAAAACTTCAACGTCGTGCAGAAATTTTTGACCGTATTGCAAAAAATCGTACTCAAAACCTTGAAAGGGAAAAACAATTTAAAAAACTTGCTCTTGGGTCTGGGCGAATAGTTGCAAAAAACACAGGAGAGCAAAAAGCTGCACTCCGCGTGCTTGAGAAAAAAAGTGACGCGCAAAGAAAATTAAACAGGCTTTTTCAAGACGCAAACAAAATTCGTGCTTCATTTAAAGAAGACCGAATGATGGGCCGCCAACAGCGTAATCAAAAGCTTGGTGGAGCATTAAGCAGCGGCTTAATTGGTGGCGGTTTCCCGCTGTTATTTGGCCAAGGTGGCACATCAGCCATTGGTGGTGCGGCCGGGGGTTTAGCCGGTGGAATACTTGGCGGTGGATTTGGGTTTGCGCTGTCTATCGTCGGTACGGCTATCGGCCAAGCCATGCAAGAATCTGAAGACTTTGATCGTTCTCTTAACCAGTTAAACGCTACTTTAGATTTAAGCGGCAATTCTTCTGTCGCCACGGCCAGCAGTATTAAATCCCTTGCAGAAGAACTTAATATAACAAAGGAAGAAGTAATAGAGCTTGTTTCCTCTTTTTCAGGATTTGGCGATGCAAGTATAAGAGAAGAGCTTGCGCGTGTTTTTGGACCGGTAGGAGGGGAGCAGACGTTCAAATCAATTGTTCAGGCGCGTCTTGGAGAGAAAGAAGCATTAGAAGCAATTAACAGTGTGTCAAAAATTATTACTCTTGAAAAAGCAAAAGAATTGCAAGAAACATTACGCAATAATGGTGCTCTAGCGGCGTCTCTTGCCTTGCAAGAAGCAATTCTTGAAACGAGTAAAGACATAACAGTAGAAGGCGAAAAAACGATTACGTTTGGTGATCGTTTTCAATCATTGTTAGCCGGATTTGGCACGATGGCAGCCGCAAGGTCTAATGTTGTTATTAAAGGACCGGTAGCGCCGGAGGAGTTCGCGCAAGAAAGATCTGAGCAAGTTGCGCCTGTAGACCAAGGGATACTAGACCGAGCACTGACTAAATATGAAGATTATTTGATTGAGATGCAAAAACTTGACAAAAAATATTCAAGAAACAAGAGTGGAGGCTCAGGGGTAAAAAGCGATCCAACAATTAATCTTGAAAAGCGCTTGAATATTCTTAATAGACAAATTGCTTCAGAAGAGAAAGTCGTTGGGTTGAGTAGTGAGGGCGTTGGCATCGTTCGCCGCAAGCTTGCGTTTGAAAAACGTATTGCTCAAATAATTGAAACCGGCAACGCAGAACGCAAAAAGCTTAAAGACGAAGAAGATATTATTTTAAGCAATACTATTCAAGTAAAATCAGAAAAGTTTGCACAACTGCAATTTGAACGAGAGATTGCTGTTGCCGTGGAGCGTTCTGCGCGTGCAAGCGAAAAAACACTTGAGCCTGTTCAAAAGAAGTTGGATGCAATAAAAGACCGCAATGCGTTTGAACGCGAGTACGGAAAGTTAATAATGAGCGGCTCTACTCCTGCCGCTGCAAAACAGGTCATTGAAGCTAAAAAACAAGTCAAAGAGATTGATGAACTCGTTGAAAAACAATTGCATTCTAATGAAATCCAGATCAGCATTCTTCGAGTCATAGCCGCTCAGGCTATTGGTACAGAAGGCCACGCGGCAGCACAGGAAGCATTGAATGACGCTTTAGACCGCGAAAACGAAATTAGGGAAAAAGGCAAAACAGCCAAGGGCGAAGTAAAAGGAGAAAAAACCCCTGCTGAAAGATTTAACGACGAGATAAAAGCAATTCAGGGAATAATCAATGAATTAAACGATCCAGTGCTGCAAGCTATTGAGCTGTCACGAACTTTAGGCAGTGCGTTTAGCGAGTCGTTTAAAGGCATTGTTTCAGGAAGCATGACTGCTCAGCAGGCACTGGCCAACCTGTTCCAACGCACAGCAGATCACTTCTTGGACATGGCTGCACAAATGATTGCAGCTCAGATCAGGATGCAAGCGGTGAAATTGTTTATGAGTTTCGGTGCGCCTCTTTCCGGTGGGGGTGCGCCAGCTAGTAAATACGGGTCAGCAGCCAATCTTGCTGGACCTGGAGGTGATTTTAATTTAGGTCCAGGTCCAACCATCGGGAATCCAATGGATTTCCTGCCGGGTGGGCGTATGGGCAGAGCACTTGGCGGACCAGTCTCAAGAAATCAACCTTACCTAGTTGGTGAGCGTGGCCCAGAGATGTTT